GACGAGCAGGAAGAGGACTGGGTTGAGGAGGATCAGCCGCAGCCAGCTCCAGCTCAGGTGCAGCAGACCGAGGCACAGATAACCGAGCCGCCTCCACCCGAGGATGCTGACCTGATGCCGACTGCCGTCTACAACGCCAACCTCAACCAGCAGCTTGCCGAGAACGCAGGCGAGCCCGCTCCTGAGCCTGAGCAGCTTGCCGAGCAGGACCGCAAGGCCGATGCCGAGCGCACTGAGCAACTCGCCAAGGAAGCGGAGACTGCTCCGACTGCACCGACTGCTCCGACTGCTTCGACCGCGCCGGATCCGGCAGGGCCGCACCTTGATCCGCTTCCCTCGAACGATGAGCTGCATGGCATGCGGCGCAGCGAGCTGGATGAACTTGCTGCGGCACGTGGTGTCGACGTCAGCAGTGCCAGCAACAAGGACGAGGTCATCGACCTGCTTCGCAAGGACGCGCGCAAGCGCAAAAAGGAGGATTGACCATGGCTGCGCCGACCACTGCACTTGATCGCACCACCACCACGACGGCTGCCAATCCGACGCCGCCAACCAACGTCGCTGCTGCTTGGCAGGGCACGCCCCCGACACCCGCTGGCAAGGTGCCGTCTCAGGCAGCGGCGCCGGATGAAGCGAGCAAGGGCATCTTTCTGACGCCGCTCGATGCTGCACTTCCCGCCGGTCGTGCCGAAGGGTCCGGCACCGAGGTGCATGTCACCACCAACCCGCGCGCCGTCATGCACAGCACCAATGGTGCCTACACCGAGTTTCCGAACAGGGATCATCCCTCGTCGATGTCTCCAGTCACCAACCCGGCACTCGCCTCGATCTCGCCGAACACTGACACCGTGGGCACTGGCGTGACTGCCGTGACGCTGACCGGGACCAATTTCACGCCGCAGACCAAGGTCACGGTGGATGGCGTCGTGATTGGCTCGACCTTCGTGTCGGCAACCTCGATCACCGCGAACGTGCCGAAGCGCGCACTGGCTGGAGCGCGCAGCGTCGGCATCAGCCTTGCCGACGTTCCATTGAACGCACCGCGTGCGTTGACCTACTCGTGACATGAACGCAACGCTGGTCGAGATCGCACCGAACCGCTGGCGCTTCGTGCGCGAGCAGACGGCTCCCGCGCGCTCGACGCTGCCGATGCCATACGTGATCTCGGACGTGATGGAACCGACCGAGCAGGTTGACGGAAAATTCTACACCTCGAAGCGGCAATTCCGGGCTGTCGGTCGCGCGCTCGGACTGACCGAGGTGGGCAATGAAAAGCCGCGACTGAAAACACGATCAGCCCCTGCACGGGAGCGCATCGCGCGCCAGCGTGTGATCAAGGACGCGATCGAGAAGGTCAAGTCAGGGCACTATGAACGATACTACCATCCAGACGGCAGACGTCGGCAGCACGCCTCCACCGCAGACCGGCCAGACCGAAGTAACGATACCTGAGCAGTCTCCCGACGCGCAGCATGGCAGCACGGGGGTACAGGCGCCGGACAAGTCGCCCGAGCGCATCGCGCACGATCGTGCCGTCGGCCGCCGCGAGGCGATCGAGCGTGCCTTCGCCAAGTCCGCGCTCATTCAGGGGGCCAACAAGAAGGCGGCCGAGGATCTGGGGAAAACCGACGGTGAAGATCGGGGAAAACCCGAAGCAAAGGCTCAGGAGAAGCAGCCTGCCAAGGAACCGCAGCCGCGCGAGAAGGGCAAGTTCGTCGCGCGCACGCCGGAAGGAGACGAGTATCGCGAAGGCGTCAAGCCTGCCCCGGTCAAGCATGCACCGCTGGCGGATGATGCGCCCTATCGTGAACCCCCGCCCCGGTTCAGCGAGGCTGCCAAGGCAGACTGGAACGGTGTGCCCGAGAGCGTGCGTGGTGCCGTGCATCAGGCGCATCAGCAGATGGAGCGTGGCATCCAGCAGTATCGCGGAGCCGCAGAAGCCTTTCACGAGCTGCGTGAATTCCATGAGATGGCGCAGAGGACCGGAACATCGCTGAAGGAAGCGCTCACCAACTATACCAGCATCGAGAACAGGCTGCGCAGTGATCTGTTCGGTGGCGTCGACCTGATCATCAACAATCTGCGCCTGCCCGGCCGTAATGGCGGTCGCTACAACGTTTATGATTTTGCCCGCGACGTACTGCGCCTGAGCCCCGAGCAGCATCGTCTGGTGCAGCACCAGAACCATGCTCAGGCGCAGAACATGCAGATCGGCAAGCTCTATCAGCAGGTGGAAAGACTTGCCAACGGTTTTCAGCAGCTGCAATATCAGCAGGAGTTCAAGAGTACGCGCTCGGAGATCGACAAGTTCGCCGACGCGCATCCCGGCTTCGATGACAGGCTCGACCTCATCAAGCAGGAGATGGATCATGGCTGGCCGCTCCAAGCTGCTTATGAGCGGGCCATGAAACTTCGCCCCGGCAGGTCCGGGGCACCACGTGCGGCTCAGACCCGCGACACGACGGCTCAGACCCGATCCGAGGAAGTCGATCGTTCGATTTCCGGTGCCCCCAATGGCGGCACACCTTCAACGCGAGCACGTGACCCCAAGAAGAGGGTGACGAACCGCGAAGCGCTCACCAATGCAATGCGCAAGGTCAGATCAGGAGTTTAGCCAATGCCCAACGTCAATGCGGACGTCGTCTACCAGCAGGTGCTCTCGATGGCACTTGAGGATCGCTCGGCGGATTACGAGGACCTCGTCTCCAACAACAACGCCCTGCTTGCGCTGATGCGCAAGAAGGGACTGTGGCGGACCTACTCAGGCCCGCGCATTCGCCAGACGCTGCAGATCGGCAAGGCCGATGCACAGTGGTACAGCGGCTATGATCAGCTGCTCAACCCGGCAATCGACATCTTCAACGATGCCTTCTTCTCCCCGAAGATGGTGGTCGTGCCGATCATCCTGTCCATGCAGGAAATCCTCAACAACGAGGGTGAAGCGCAGATCATGGACACGCTGGAAAGCTACATGGATGCGGCAGAGCGCTCGCTCGAAGACAGCATGGACGTCGCCATGTACAGCGCAGGGACCGCGAACGGCGGCAAGCAATTGACCGGGCTCGCGACGGCGGTGCCGGTGCTGCCGAACACCGGGATCTATGGCGGCATCGATCGCAACGCCAACGCGATCTGGCGTACCAAGACCTACGATCCAAGCTCTGGTGCGGGAGCGGAGCCGTGGCCTGCTGCACTTCTCACGCAGGTGACCAAGGACACGATCAGGCCGCAGCTCAACTACATCATGACCAAGCAGTCGCGCGGGCGAAGCTATGCCGACCTGCTGGTGATGAGCACGCAGCACTATGCGGCCTATGATGCGGCGACTGTCGCGATCCAGCGGCAGACCAACGAGAGCACGCTCGGCAAGCTCGGCTTCTCGACGCTGGAGTACATCGGCGGCGGCAAGCGGGCAGAGATCGTGCTCGACGGCGGCATTGGCTCAAACATGCCGGACGACACCACCTTCGGACTGAATACCGACAGCTTCCGGCTGCGCTACAACGCCAACCGGAATTTCGACAAGCTGTTCAGCGGTGACGGGCAGCAGCCGATCGACAAAGATGCAATTGCCCAGTTTATCGGATGGATGGGCGAGCTGACGCAGGTCAATCCGATGTTCAACTGGCGCTTCTTCGACAGCAACGCGGCAGCGTAACGATCGATCGTGGAGGCTGGCCAGCACTTGGTCAGCCTCCGAATTCAAGGAGAAGGGCATGGCCAGACAGGCTGCGGTCATCACGCCGCTGTTCAAGCACATCGCGATGAAGAACCCCGGCAAGACCGCGAAAGCCGGTCGACCGATCTTCGACGACGTCGAGGTGGTGGAGATCCGCTTTGCCGGATCACGCGATGTCTATGTTTTCCATTCGACCGAGTTTTCGCACTTCGAAGAGGATGAGGAAACGGGCGAGCGGATCAGGGTCAGCTATGCGGAACGCTGGCCCAAGCAGTATCAGCAGTTCAAGGCGAAGACGGCGCAGACCAAGGAAGGTACGCCGCTCGACTACCTGCCATTCCTGACCGAGGGCAAACGCGCCGAGCTGCGTGCGCTCTCGATCTATACCGCCGAGGCACTCGCCGAGCTGGAAGGCCAGCCGCTGAAGAACCTTGGCATGGGCGGGCGCGACCTGAAGAACCTCGCCACCGATTATCTTGCGTCGAGCGACCACAATGCCGTGGTTATCCGCATGCAGCAGCAGATCGAAGCGCTCACCGCGCAGCTTGGCGTGATGAAGGAGGAACGCCAGTATCTGGCCAGCCCTCCGAAACACGACGAGATACTGCCGTTGCCGCCGGATGATGATGGAGAGGAAGCCGAAAGCGAGGATGGTGTCGGGGCCGATTTGAGCGGCGTTGTTGTTGCGGCTGCCAATGTGAGCGAGGAGTTCGTTGGCATGAACAGCGACCAGCTGCGTGCCTACATCACCGAGAACACTGGCAAACGGCCAATCGGCAATCCGTCGATCAGGACGCTGCTGCGCATGGCAGAGGACGCGAGGACTTGATCCATGACGGTTCAGTCGGTGGTCAAGGAGGTTTGTGCCGTTGTCGGCGTCAGGCCACCGGCTAGCTCGATCTTCGTGCTGCCGTCGCAGGATCGCACTGCGTGGGAGATGGTCAACCTCGCCAACGAGATGGCGCAGCGCATTGCCTACAACACGCGCGAATGGCAGCTGTTTCGTTCGCTCGCATCGCTCAGTGGTGACGGTGTCAAGACTGCGTTCGACCTGCCGACTGACTGGCAGCGCATGCTGCTGACGTCGAGCATCTACTCGACGGCTCAGCCGACGATCCCGCTGACCTTCATCTCCGATCCTGATGAGTGGCTGACCAAGGAGATGAACGGCTGGATCGATCCCGCCGGATCGTGGACGATCTTTGGCGGCAAGATCAATTTTCGTCCGGCGCCTGCATCCGGCGCGCTGATGAAGTTCTGGTACATGCACAAGAACTGCATCACGCTCGGATCCAGCGTTGGCGGCGGGCCGAGCGATATTTTCCTCTCCGACACCGACGTCTATCGTCTCCCCGAGCGCCTGCTCAAGCTCGGGATGATCTGGCAATGGAAGGCAAACAAGGGCGGCACCTACGCCGAGGACATCGCGAACTACGAGGATGCGCTTTCGACCATTGCCGGATCCGACAAGCCTTCGCCGATCATCATTGGCAGGCAGAATTCGAGCGCTGCAACAAACCGCAGCTATCCGTATCCGACGCCTGATGCGCCCGCGACGCCATACCCATGAGCCGTGCCCTTCCCCACTATCGCGAATTCCGCCGCTTCGCTGCACCGGCTCAGGTGCAGATGCAGGTCATTCCGAAGACCTTGCCAGCTCCGACGCGCGGCTTGGTGCTGATCGAGAACCCGGCATTCATGAGCCCGGGTGCCGCGCTCGTGCTCGACAACTGGTTTCCGACCACCAACACGATCAGGCTGCGCGGTGGGTCACAGAAGTGGACGCGGATCGGTGTCACCGGGACGCCGGACAATCGTCCCATCATTTCGATGTTCACTTACATCGCCGGCGCCATCAAGAAGATGTTCGCTGCCAATGCGACGTCGCTGCACGACGTCACTGCTGCCGGGACGTTCGGCGTTCCGGTCGCGGTGACACCGGCAATCACCAACGGCAATTTCTCGACTGCGATAATGGCAACAACGGGTGGCGCGACCTATCTGGTCGCCGTCAATGATAATGGCGACGCGGTCCTGCGCTTCAACGGAACGATCTGGGTCAGTCTTGACCTGAGCACATTGGCATCTTGGGCGAACAGCACCGCATATGCGGTTGCGGCGCTGGCGAAGGATACCGACAACTCGATCTGGCGCTGTGCGGTTGCCCATACCAGTCCCGCCAGCGGGACCTTTGCGGCGGCACGCGCAGCGAACCCGACCTTCTGGGCCAATGCGCCAGCTGATGGCGCCTCGTGGATT